CCCACGGTCAACCCGTGCGGCGTTTGTTACACCTCGGTCACTCGAAGCTGCCAGCGATTGGATGCAGGTGTGTGACAAGTTCGATGACAAGACACTAACGTCTTTACTCATTGGAACCATCGGGCCATCAGCAGCGGGTGACATGATGGCGTTTGCTAGGCTTGCCGATCAGTTGCCGTCTATCGATTCTATCAAGCAAGATCCTCACAGTGCGGTGGTGCCTACCAGTGCGGGTGCCGTGATGATGGTTGTATATAAGGTGTTATCCACACTTGACCGTGATTGGGTCGATGCGTGGATGGACTACATGCTGCGCCTATCCAAGGAAGCGCAGGGTGTGTTCGCCAACGGGGTTCGGTCAGAGAAGTACACCAAGCGTTCAATGGTGATGACCAACAAGAAGTTCACGCAATGGGCGATGGACAATAACTATCTGTTTACAGCAGACAAGAAATAAGGAGCAGGAAGATGGCAAGAGCAGAGAACAAGAGCAAGAGCTGGACTAGGGAAGAAGACATAGCGTTGTTGTGGTACCACCAGAACGGTAAGAGTCACGAGTATATGGCTAAGAAGTTAGGGCGTACTAAGGGTGGGGTATCAGGTAGGATTGGTACGCTACGTGCCGCAGAAGCTATAGACCCTGTAGAGGAGAAATTTGAGTGGACTGCGGAACGGAACGCGTACCTGACACAGCTTGTCGAGGAGGGTAAGTCCTACGAGGAGATTGGCGCATTGATGGGGCGTACACCCAAGGCAGTGGATGTGCATATATACAGACTGCGTAAACGTGGTGATCTCCCCCCTGCCCTATACGATAGAAGGCGCAGCTATACACCGCAGGGAGACTTGTTTACACCCGTCGTTACCGCCGAGCCTGTCGTGACTGAGCCGGTTAGGGAAGTCCCTAACACCAAGCCCAAACCCAAGCCCGTCGTTACCGCCGAACCAATACTAACGCCGAAAGCGCAGGGGTGGTGGAGCAGGTTGCGTCACGGTGACCAAGCCTTATGGCTGGAGGTCGAGCGGCTCAGATGCGAGTTGAATGTACTTCATGCGTCACACACTAAGTTGTTATCTGGACTAGGAGAGGAGGAGTGATGAAAGAAGTAATACTGGAGGAGTATACCAACCAAGAAATCGATTGGATTAGTGAGATGATCCAAGAAAAACTTGTGGACATGGGGTACGAGAACGTATCCACATTCAGTTTCGACATAAACGTGTGCTTTAACGAGGAGGAGTAACGTGTTAGCACTTAACCAAGCACTGACCGCCGAGCAGCGGTTGTCTAAGGCAGTGATGTCTGTCATGGCGCACAATAAGTACGTGGGTCTGGCGAGTGTGCTGATGGTGGGCGAGCGGACGGTGAGTGATACCGTCCCAACCGCTTGCACCAATGGCCGCGATGAGATGTATGGTAGGTCGTTCGTTGATGGGTTGACTGACCCAGAGCTGCGGTTCCTTGTACTGCACGAGTGTTACCACAAGATGTACAAGCACCTGACAACGTGGAAACATCTTTACAAGTTGCACCCGACCCTAGCCAACGTTGCCTGTGACTATGTGATTAACATCCAGTTGTCCGACAGTGACGAGGGTATGGGGTTCATCACGATGCCCAAGGTTGGGTTGATCGATGAGAAGTACCGCGACATGGATACTGCCCAAGTGTTCCACTTGATATACGACTCACTCGATGAGCCTGACCCCAACGATGACTGTGGGTTGGGTGACGGCATGGATGACCATGACTGGGAGGGTGCCGAGGAGCTGACCCAAGAAGAGAAGGATACGTTAGGTCGTGAGGTTGACGAGGCTATACGTCAGGGTGCACTCGTTGCCGGTAAGCTGGGCAGTGGTGGTGCCCGTGCTCTGGAGGATCTGCTTAGACCCGAGGTCGATTGGCGTGAGGTACTGCGTGAGTTCATCCAGTCAGTGTGTGCTGGTAACGACTTCTCTACGTGGTCGCGCCCCAATCGCAGGTTCGTATCTGCTGGTGTGTATATGCCAAGCGGTATCAGTCAGCAGGTAAAGGAGTTAGTGATTGCCCTAGATACGTCAGGATCTATCGGTCAGCGTGAGTTGACTGCGTTCTTATCCGAGGTCAAGGCAGTGTGTGACATGGTGCACCCCGAGCGCATACGCCTATTGTATTGGGACACCGAGATCTGCGGGGATGAATCGTATGGTACTACCGAATTGTCTACCCTAGTGCAAAGCACCAAGCCAGCCGGTGGTGGTGGTACCGACGTGCGGTGTGTGCCCGACTACATGACCGAGCACAAGATAGACCCGCAAGCTGTGATTGTGTTCACCGATGGGTACGTGTACGACTGGGGTACGTGGTCATGCCCTGTGATGTGGGCGGTGTACGACAACAAGCAAGCCAAGCCTGACTGCGGCAAGGTAGTTCACATTGGTACAAACAAGTTATGAGGAAAGGTATGACTGAGACAATCTATACGACGGGGGAACGTCACCCCCAATCGACCAAGCTATTTAGTGGTAGACCCCTGACTAAGGGTAATTACGCTACCCGTGCGGAGTTGGAAGAAGCGGTGCTTGACCGGCACAACCGAGGGTATGGTTACAAACGCATCAGCAGGGTAGTGGGTGTGAGTGACATGACCGTGGCTAACATAATCAAACAATGGAAGGAGAAGAGAGATGGCACCAAGGATAACTAATGTAACCGCACGCAAGTATGTGCAGCGGAAGGAATCGTTTCAAGGTAATAACTTGTTTGGTGAATGGCGGTATGGTCGGTATGTAGTGACATCGTATGGCGATCACTTCCCGCTATTCATTTGGGAAGAGGGTACGTGGTATGAGAACATTGAGAAGATTACGCAAACACATCCCCATAGTAAGCACCGTACGCAAACACATCCCCATGAAGATACGTTACCCATGACCTGCAAAGATATGGTCGTGATAATGAATCATGGGATTGTTGGGGTAGCAGTAGGAATGGCAGTTTAAACAATGTTAAAACTAAGTCTGTAGGAGGACGATAATGAGTTATAAGCATGTATTAGTAGCAGCGTTAGAGAAAGAAGAAACACATGACGGGCCGTTTGATCTGTCTGCGTTCATCACCAACGAACGGAGGCATGGTAGTGATATCTACGCCGCGTTCCTTGAGGCACTGGCAAAGAAGTTACCCACATGTAAGTTCCGCAAGATTACACACAGCGGTAGTGCGATTCATGTGTATCTGCCCACCGATCACTTCACGTTGGGTAGGGTAGGTTGGGGTGACTGGTCTGTAGATGGCAAACCAACAAACTCCATAATGGTGCAGTCTCCCCGAATTAGGAATGACAAGTATGGTTCCGAGAGGACGCAGCATTATATGTGGACATCGATCAGCCCGAAGCGTGCGTTATCCAATGCGCTGGGTGCACTGCGTCCCCATACGCCTATCGCGGTTGCGAAGTACTATGCCACTAACGTGGCGAGTAAGGTGTGGAATTCTGACTACGAAGGCCAACACAAGGTAACCAAAGTCAGAGGTAAATTAGTTCGGCATGACAGCTTAGAGCAAGAGCTGCGCGGTATCGTTGCCAGTGGGTATACGTTCATCAACGCCGAGTTCTCTGACTTGGTAACTTCTTTTATACACGAAGCCGATGAGTATGCGCTCCGCCAACAGAAGATAGACATGGTGTATGTACGGGCCTATATGCTGGGCGAGCAGCAAGTGTTCGATACCGTGCCGATTGCCAACATGCACAAGCACTATAACTTCGATGTTGAAGAGTCTTTCACACGCTACACCGAGGACACGTTACCAGAGGATATCCGAGGCAAGCTGTCTATGCTACTCATGGTTAATATGGACGAGTACGTCGATGGCGTAGGGATGCGTGCTCATGACGAGATATTCTATGTCAACGTACCCTGATAACACAGATGACACCATGTACCGTGTGATGGTAGATGCTGGAAAAAACTGTATAAGAGTGCAATGTATTGGAATGTATTGTGTTGACAATACGCTAGACGGGTCGTATAGTGGGATGGAGAAGTTGCCACAGTGGATGCAAGAGAAGGTTGCCCTGCTGATGATGACTTCTTCTACCCCGCCCATTCAGGAAGTTACCGGTATCGGTCAGCGTATCAGTGAGGATACGTTTTGGGTTTATCAATAAGGAACAACAGATGAATAAAGAACAGAAAGAACAGGTGGTTGCTTCGCTCAATACTATTGCGGATACCCTAACGCGTCTGCTTGAGATCGTTGAAGAGCAGCGTGAACTAGAGGATGAATAGTTTGTTAGGGACTTCCCTAACATTTTTTGAGTTTGAATTCTGCAACAGCAGATTTGGAAAAACCCTTTTGAGTTTGAATTCTGCAACACCCTGATACCAGTTCCCAAGGAGAACGCATGACCCCAGAGGCTAAAGTTAAACGTGTTATCACTAACCAGCTCAAAGAGCTTGGTGCCTATTACTTCTACCCAGCAACGGGTGGGTATGGTCGAAGCGGTGTCCCTGACATCGTAGGTTGTTACAGGGGAAGGTTCTTCGGCATTGAATGCAAGGCGGGTAAGAACAAACCGACAGCATTGCAGCAGAAGAACCTAGATGATATTGCCTCGACAGAGGGAATCGCGCTTCTAATCAATGAAGCCAACATGAAAGATGTCGCCTACTTGTTGGGCGCTAAAGCTAATAATCCAGATCAGTTAGAGATGGAATTTTAAGGAGAAGGACGTGAATAAGCGAGAGAAAGTAATTGCAGTAATGCAGGAGAACCCAGATTGGCATCTACCTCGGGTAGCATCGCAGGTTGGGTGTAGTGAAAGTTACGTGCATTTGGTGCGTAAACAAGTTAAAGCAGCGGAATACAACGCTGCCAAAGCAGAACTTGAAGCGGAATCGACAGCAACGGCAACGTCGGTATCGGTACAACCGACCGGAGTAAGTGCAGAGGTGAAAAGAAGTTATCTAGAAACTAGCGACCTACCTCCGGCCCCGGTCGAGGTAGTGACCCGAAGCAAGATTCTTAGTACCGCCAAATCGTATATCACGAGGGATAGACAAGCAGATCATGGTGATGCAGAGGATAACTTCTCGCGGATCGCTGGGTACTGGTCATTGCATACCGGTGTTACGTTAACTGCTACTGATGTTGCAGTGATGATGGCGCTATTAAAGGTAGCTAGGATCAAGCAGAACCCTCAGCATGTTGATAACTGGGTGGATGGTGCAGGGTATTTCGCCTGTGGTGGTGAGATAGCGAACCAATAAAAATAGTCCGACCTTTCCAGTGTGTTAAAGCAGACTCAAAATGTAAGTATAACTGACACCGAAGGGGTGCGAAGCCCCTACTTATTAACTTGTTACCGGATATGATATGGATCTTATTACAATAGATTTTGAGACGT